CTTTGCTCCAACTCTCTTATATACTTTTCAGCCCTCGCAAGTGGCACGAAATGCACCTGAGTATTGCTTCACGTTTAATGAGCATAACGAAGTGGATTATCGGGTCACTGGTGGGGGGCACTACAGGCACCACGTGTGGAATTACTCCGTGGATAGTTTGTTAGTGGTTAAAACTTGTTTTTGGCTACCTTACAAATTTGCTGCCTATAGTGTAGATAGGAGGGCTGTTGCTGTTGATCATGAACTTGTAATGCTCACACCCCTACGAAAGTGGCGTGGCCTTTACGCGATCTTGGCTTGGCTATGTCTTGAAGGTCCATCCCTAGTCACCCTCACACCTGTTGAAGGGCGGTTTCTCCGTCTTGCAGTTCATGAGGCAGGGCAAGGTTTGAAGATGTCAACTGGACAGGTGGGTAATTATGCCACAGCTACCATTGTTGCCGACAATGATGATGCGTTACGCCTCATCTCCACAAACTCGAAGTATGACCTTACGTTAGCCCAAGCCACAGCTCAGACTGATGGTGATAAAGTGCCTGGCGCGGTGCTCTTAGATTATCATAAGACCAAGAGTGGTGCCAAATCCCCTGTTGTGTGTCCTGTGCAGGACTCCGTGCGTACTTATGCCTTTGACCCTTCCAATTATCTCCAAGATGATGTCAAACCCTTGCTTAAACCCTTTATGAGCCCGTTGCTGAACGATTGCTTCGTGCCTATGAGTGGAGTTGTTAGTGAAGGTGTTGCAGTCCAGGAACGTGTCAATAAGGTTAAAACGCCAGAGCTGCCCATGACAAGCTTTTTGCACGCGTGTATGAACGAATTTCTTACGTTCCTTATTCCTGTGCCACATCAGTTGGATCCCTATGATAATGATTATCTTTTAGAGCACCAGAATCGCCCTAGCCAACGTCGTATTCTGGAAACCTCACTTGGAGCTGATCCTAATAGGGTTTGTCAATCCTTTTTGAAGAAGGAACCCTATGGCCAAGTTAAGGCACCTCGCCTCATATCAACCATTAATGGTGTTGACAAAGCTGCTTATTCCCTTTTCATATATCCTTTTACAGCTGAGATCCTTAAACCTCAGGACTGGTATGCGTTTGGAAAGACTCCGTTGGAGATAGCACACCGTGTCACTGCCATTTGTACAAATGCCTTATTTGATGTGTGCAAGACTGACTTTAACAAATTTGACGGTAGAAGTTCCAACCTCCAGCGGGAGTTGGAACAGCGCGCGCTACTCCGTGGTTTTCGACTACAATACCATGCGGAATTGTTGGATCTGCATGGTGCGCATCAAGGGCTACGAGCCTTCACGACCAACGGTGTCGCTTATGACACTGATTATATCCGGTTATCTGGTGGTGCGGACACAGCCGCTTTCAATGGTGTAACTAATGCCTTTGTTGCATACCTTGAACGGCGTATGACCAAGCCTCGTGGTGAGCCTGGTGACACCCCTGAACAGGCGTGGACCAGACTGGGTATATATGGAGGGGATGATGGCCTTTCAGCTGATGTTGAACCACGTACGTATGAGCAGGCCGCTGCTATGATTGGTCATAAGTTGACCATTGAACCCGTGAAACGAGAGTCTCATGGCGTTATGTTTTTGGCTAGGGTTTATGGTCCAGATGTCTGGCACGGTGATCCCACTTCTGTCTGTGATTTGCCACGTCAATTGAGTAAGTTTCATACGACTGTTGCGCTTGGACAGAATGTCACACCTGTGATGAAGTTTCTAGAGAAATGCCGAGCGTATTGGTTGACTGATGAGAATACACCGTTCATTGGTCCCTTAACGCAGAAAGCACGTGCATTATTGCAATGTGAGTTTACCGCTAATCCTGAAACTGCCCCAATGACACCTTGGTCTGCCCAATTTCCGAAGGATGTCCAATACCCAAATGAACCTCGGGAATGGTACATGGAGTATGCCCAACTTGTTTTGCCAAATGCTGATCATCGTGCTTTTGTTACGTGGTTAGCTCAAGCAAATTCGTTTAAAGATCTCATGTCCCCTCCCTTGTTGCAAGAAAAGACCCCCCCTGTAACTTTTGCCCCTGTCGTCATTGATGATGATGTTGTGTTGCCTGTTGAAACACATTTCATCCCTTCATCTGCTGTTAAAGCTAAAACTGTCACTCAAGCACGGTTGGCTAAAGCAGATGATAAAATCATCACCAAAGAAATCAAAGAGAAGAAAGACTTTGAGACATGGAAGCAGGAACGCATTAGAGCGGGTACGTGGGTTGATAAAGGTAAGGACCCTGTGGAAAAACCCAAAACCAAAGCTAAGCCTAAGACAATGGATCGAAAAATGGCTTCTACACTGCCTGTCCCTCCGCCCGGGGCAGAAGCGGTCACACCTAAGAGTGTGCCCGAGAAAAACATTCCCATTTTGAGTGGCAACCCAACAGCGATCCCTCCTGTAGCGGAACCAACGTTGCCGATCATTGACCTCAAACCGACCAAACCCGTCTTGGAGGGTGCGGCAGGAGGTGGGACTTAAATGTTTTTCCGCGGCATGGGCAGGGGTGCCAAGAACACCCCTGTTTCCGAATTTAATTCGTGCTCATGTCCGCGCAAACCCCGAAACAAAAGGCCAACAATAAGCCCAAAACCACCCCCCCAGCGAAAGTTGCTAACTTGCAAAAGCAGGTGACTGAATTGAAGAAGGAAGTGCGTATGGCTAAAACTCAGGCCCCTGTTGCCCAGTCTAAGGCTACAACTTCACCTAAACCTAAAATCACACAGACAACAGTTGATTCCTGTCGCATTCGGCACACTGAGATGATGGACAATGTCGTTGAGAGTGGTAGTGGCAATGCTTTTAAGGTTACTGGTTATCGTATCAATCCAGCAGATGATGATACATTCAGCTGGCTTTCTAATGTCGCAATTAATTGGGAGACTTATGTTTTCCATTCTTTGTCGTTTGAGTACCGAACACGTACAACAACAAGTAACTCTGGTTCCCTGATGATGGCTATTGACTATGATGCCGTTGATGTGTTACCTGTTGATGAGTTAACTTTGATGTCTTACTCTGGTGCTCGTCAAGATGCGATTTGGAAAGATTTGAAGATAACAGCCAACCTTCCTGCCCTCCATGGTGGTGTTAAACGCCACTATAATCTCGCAACGCCTAATGGAATCGACCCTAAGTCTTATGATTGTGGTACTTTTATGGTGGCTACAGACAACCTCGGCTCAGGTGTCATTGGTAAACTTTTTGTCCATTATGACATCACTTTTTATACTCCACAGCTTCCTCCCACTGGTGATCCTTTGGTTGGGAGCGTGCGCGCTATCCAAGGGGGTACACAATCCTTGGCCGCACCACTTGGCACCGCCCCTTCTAACGCTGTGACAAACACCCTCGGTTCATGTGTTTATAATGCTTCTGTTCCAAACAACACTATTACCTTACTCCGTGAGTTGGAGGAAGGCCTGATGGATTTTAGTGCTGCTGGAACTGGCCTTTCAACCCTGGGAATCCCCACTTTGACTTCCGTCGCTGGTACAGTCACTCGGTTGTCTAATGAGGTTGTCAATGCTGCTGGAACGAATATTGTTGCCAATTTTGTGTTGAAAAAGTTGCAGAAAGGTGATGTTATAACTTTTCCCACTGTTACAGGTACTACCCTCACATCAGCTGCTGTTAATGGCCTTGCTGGGATAGTTGGGACTTATCCTTAAGTTGTGTCCATTCTTGTCGGAAGGAAAACCGGTACAAACCCCCTGCTCGGGTGATAGCAACAGCATGCGGTCTTCTGCTGCGCTAA